CTTGCTAGCTACTTAATTATTGTATTGCTGGCAGCCCTGAGCTCGCCCCTCTGGTGGGTCTACTTAGTCGTAGACTACCCCCTAAAGACGTTGACCGTTATCACTCTAGCCGTGATCGTGTTGACAAAGGCTTTTTCCCGCACCCTACTCGTCGTATACACTGCCGTTTTTGGCCTCGTTGGACAGCATCTTTTTGCCGAACATCGTAGAGCCGCCGCAGAGAACGTATTCACAAGTATCTTGAGGAACAGCATCCCCGTGTTGAGCGTCCCCTGGCCATACATTTCAGTCGTCTATGATAACGCATTGACTTGGCCGTATCTGGGAGCAGTATACCCTATTCTTTGGGACTTACGCCCCAGCACTCCATATGAGCTTTATGCTCTGCTGTTACTTTTGTTGGCTTTTACGCTAATTACCTCCTCTCCCCGTCTTCTTTCCGCCGTGATGAACTTCGCGCGCACCTCTAATATCAGGAACCAATCAATGCGAGATATCGTCAGAAACCCTAGAATAAAGTTTAAGTCCTCCCAGCCCCATGGCCCCCATACACACATGGAAGCGGCCTGCGAGCGTTCTGGAGCAAATACCTTTCTGCGAACTCACTGCGAATTGACCGGCCTAACCCCCTGCTCTATCCAGATGTCCAACACGGACGCCAGGAAGGGTAGGGGTGGCGCAAGGCAGTATTATTGGGCGACGGATCTTGCCCAAGATCCTAGGAATTTTGACCTAAGCCCCGAGGTTGATGCACTTACAATGGTGGATGTTGACTATTATGTTGACATGCCCAGTGAGTTAGACAATTTCATCCCTATCTATTTGTACACTATGATACCTAGCGTTGCAGCCAATGGCGACAATGACTACGCGTGGAAGTGGACGAAGGATGGTGAGATTCAATGCACTTCTTCTGGAGGCGGAGGATACTCCCACCAACTTTGGGACTATTCAAGAGATAGTTACACGCGTTATTATTATGGGCCCTGGTTTGTGGCGTGGTTGTTTTCAGCCATCCGCATCCCTTGGCAGCTGACGGTCTTTAACTGTGACAAAACTTTTATTTCGGACCATCACTCACTTGTATCCCTTGTTCCAATCGCCAAAGTCAACTGCTTTGGTGCCTGGGCCGCCCGGCTCCTGCTGGACCACGAACCTCTTACCCGACTCGATCCCATCGTGAAAGGAAAGGAGCACACGTGGGTGGCGTATTACACGCCCACTCCTACAGGAATTTATGCTACCGGCGCCATGGTAGACAAATACTCGTGCTTTAGTAACCCTGCCCAACTAGTAGATACTGTGGCGACAATCGCCCTCAACGCCAAGAATCCTCTGACGCCCTATCAAACCTCGATGGGCCTAGGACTCTCCGGTGATGCTATGAAGCATCCTGACTCTCAAACCTTAGCGGCCTTCATTCGTGATACGGAAGATTTTGGAGGAAGTAAACTTGTCCAAACTGGACGAGTCACTACACCCACCAAATCCTACCACCATCACAAGCCCGAAGTGCTGCAAGAGGAGCCAGTCGATGCCATGGAAGAATTTATGGACCCCATCATTGATGCTGGAGCCTGCCCACAGAAGTGTCTTACCAATGACATGGCCTGTGTGGAAGGCCGCATTCTGAAGGTCCGTTCTGACGTAATGCTCACCCCAACCATGGCTAAGTACGCTACCGAATTTGTAAAGCATCTGTCCGCCGGAGAAGACCATGTGGTCCTCGCCGACGTTGAACTTCTTTATGATAAGCAGAAAACTCGAGCCCAGATCAACAAGCTCGATGAGGCGCAAGTCGCTTCCTCCCCGAACCCTAAAGCACAGACCTTTCAGAAAGCAGAGTGCTATGGCAAGTTCGCG